GAGTCGATAGTTTCTTTTTTTATTTTTTTCTTCTCTATTTTTTCTCCTTTTTTAACTCCGGCCCCAAATGCATCTTGTTCGCCTTTATCTTTTTTATCTACGTCTTTAGCACCTTTATCATCACGTTGGAATTCATCATATGATTCTTCTAATTCAGCATTTCCTTTTAATACATCCATTACTACTGCATTTTGAATAGCAGACATAGAATGAGGATGACTAGTAGTAACTACACCACCAAGTGATTCTTTAACTAGAGTTTTTAATTTATCAGAATACCCACTTTCTTTATGTTTACCAGATACTTCTTCGCTTTTCATTTCTTCGAGTCCTAGACCATCAACTCCAAATGCAGCGTTTTTCTTATAAAACAATTGATCCTTAGCTAAATTTTTAGCTACGATTTCTTTAATCTCTTCAATTGATTTATCTGGGTTTTGTTTAGCTTCAAAGTAAATACCACCTTGAACTTCTGATCCAATTTGGTTATCAAGTGATTTTACATCGGTATAATCGTAGGCAGCAGTTTCTGCTTCTTCTACTTCTTTAGTAGCTTTTTTCTCTACAGCTTTAGCTTCTTCAGCTAAGAAAGTAGCAAATTTATCTTCCCAATTTTCAGTAGGACGAGCTTCAATAGTATTAATTGCTTGAAGTTCAACTACACCACCTAAAGACTCAGCAATTACGCTTCTGTTTTTTAGAATTTTAGTAGTTTCTTCAAACGTGGCTGCGTTTGTGATCATGTTTGGAAATTTTGCTTTAGCCTCTTTAAGGAAAATATTTTTACTTCCTTTTCCTTCTTGGATTAAGTTGTACTGTTCTTGTAGAGTTTTCATGTTATTGGTCTTGTGTGAGTAATTCTTCTATATCGTTAAAATAATCATTTATCATATCTGTTCCATAAACTACAGCATAACTTTTTGGGTTTTCTCTATAGTATTTTTGGGTAGATAATTTACCTTGTCGTAGTTTTTTACGCAAAGTATCTAATCTTTTTTCTAATTCATCAAAATCCTGAATACGTTGTTGTTGAAACATTTCAACATTGTTTTCAGCTTCAGTTAATTTATACTTATACATATTATCCTTTTCCATAACTTGCTTATAAGTTATTGCTTTTGATGGTCTATTAGGTACAGATGGCGCTAATTTATATCCAAATTTCTTTAAAATATATTTAGTCGCATCATTTTGTTTTTTTCCTTTTTTACTAAATGCTTTTGGTGTTGCATATTGAGCACCAGTTCCAGGAGTAAATGTAGCACCACCTGAATTGGTCATTGATGCTTCATTGGCAACTTTTTTATAAGAATCAGGATAATTTTTTCTAATGTGAGTACGATAACGATTAAATTCTGCTTTTATTTTAGCAGCTATATCGTCTACTACTTTATCATCAGTTTTTTGATCTAATTGTGCAATAGCCTGCCTCAATTCATCAAATTCTTTAAATACAGAATCAAATGCTGGGACGTAATTAACATCCCAACTAATAGCACCGGTTTCAGGGTCAATANCTTTAACAGTGGTTTTAATACCTTTATCTGTTTTAGTATCCCCTACCTTAAACGGTTCTTCTTTTAATTTATATTTATAGTTTGCCATTTGCTACCTTAATCTCTTTAATTAGCTCATAATATTGTAACAAATCAACTAAATTATCATTTGACACTTTATTATTTTTATCTAATTCAGTAAGAAGTTTAGAGATTTCTTGTACTTTTACTTGAGTAGCTTTATCTTTAATATTTTTTGCTTCTTTATTTAAGGAAGATTTTAATTCTTCAATTTTAGTATTATAAAATTCTCTTAAACTAGGAGTTGAATCTATAGCATTAATAAATTCTTTAAGAACTTGCTTTTGTTCATTAGATAAATCTTGGTATTTACTATTAAACTTTTCAAGAAGTACTTGATAAGTTAATATTCTTAAATCTTTATCGTACGTTTGAAATTCTTTAAGTATATCTTCTTTTACTTCTTTAGTCTTAACATTTTGTTTAGTTAAATATTCTAAAAGATTTACTTTATTATTTACTAATTGGTCAGTATCGGTTATATCCTTAGTATTATACCCCTCAATCAAAGTATATAAAGAAGCTAATTCTTTATAATTTTTAATATTAGTTCCAAAAAACTCATCTAAATTATATTTAGTTTTAATCTCGGAAATTAAATTATATTTTTGTTTTCTTAAAGAGGTACGATTAAATTTTTGAGAGGTTTCTAAAATAGTACTGATGACTATATTAGCTCTACCTTCATTTAAAACTTTAGATTTTATAACTGACTCATATAGTTTATACTCACGACCTAATTCGCTTTTAACGAAATACTTTTTAATTAAATCAATGGCCGGGGAATCAGTACCTTTTAAGGTGTCTGCTGTAGCTTGTCTAACTAATAGCTCAAACAGGATACCTGTATTTTTGTACTTTGAGTGTTTAATCTTCATCAAAAAATATATTTATTTATAAATATGTGGAGGATACTACTCCTTTAATTGTTTTTCATCCAATAAAGCCTCACCATTTCGGTCATCTTCAAANACTAAACGCTTTTTNGGTATTTTCTTAAACATATCCTTATTTTGTAGATAAACACTTTGTGCCGTCTCTAAAGTTAAAGCATTACGATTTGTATCTGTTTTGCTATTATTAGCATCATTTTTATCAGTGTCTTTCATACGTTTAACACCTAAACGATCTTTTCCAAAATTACCATCTTGGGTATTAGTTTTAACAATAGAATCTTGTGGACGTCCTAATTCAGAATCCTTATTATAACCATCAGGAACGTTACCCGGGTCAGAATATGATCTTCCTTTACCATATAAAGAAGCTAAATCATGGGGTGTACCATATGATTTGCCTGTTTCAATTGGGTCATTTCCTTCTTCTTCAATTTGATTTAATCTAAAGTTACGCTTAGCATCTTCTCTAGTTAAATCTCTATATTCATCATATTGATCTTCACTTAAGTTGTAAATATTATCATAAATCCAGTCAGTAGGTACAAGTTTTTGATCAAGTAACGCCTGAGATAATTCTGCTTTAGATTTTAGTAATTCAACTTTTTCTTGTTCAAATATAATAGATGGAGTAGTTAATGTAATTTCAAAATTAGTTAAGCTTTCATCTGTATACCCTTGAGTATATAAGTGAACTAAAGCAATTTTGTTTAATTCCGATAACATAATACGTTGAATGCGTTCAACTGTACGAGCGAATCTAATATCTTCAGCAGCTAGTGTAGCTTTACCTTCAATATCAGCCTCATAACCCATAAATGCTTTTGGTACTTTAAGAGCAGCAAATAATTTTTCTCTTAAATATTCTACATCTCTAATACCATCATAATCTAATCCTTTAGTAGTATCAATACGAGTTGATGTATCATTTCCACGTATGGGGATGTAGAAATCTTCCATCATGTTTTGCATGTTGTACTTTAAATTATATTCACCTGTTTTTTGGTCAATATAGGGGGTACGTTTCATATTTGAGATAGTTTTTTGCATAAATGCATCTACCTCATTTGGTGGAATAGATCCTACGTTTATATAATGAATGCGTTTTTCTGGCGCGCGGGCAATTCTATGAATTAACATCGCGTCTTCCATTAATGTGTATTGTTTAAATAATTTACGACCTGGTTCTAGATATGAACGTCCATAAGGTAAATAGTTGGTATCTGCTAATAATCTAAAGTGGGCCATTTCATAGTTATCAAAATGTATACCACCATTTTGTTTTTGTTGGTTTGGCATAGTATACATTCCTGAACTTGGGTTAGCTAAACCATCAGGTGAATATAAAAATCTTACATCAGCTGGGTTTTCCGGATTATATCCTTCTTCTCTTGATATATGATATGCTGTATAAGGTATAACATTATAAACTCCAAATTTTTCTGCAATTTCTAATTTTAAAAAGAAATCACCATATTTACACATTTGTCTAGTCCATGACCATAAATTAAATTCTATATTTAATATGTCATAAAATAAATTATATAATATTTTTTGTATGTCTTCATTTGCACTTCTAATTTGAAGTACTTCACCCATGTCATTTTTTAAAGTAGATTCATCCGCTATAATATCTAAGGCCGAAGCGATAATAGCATCTTGATCCATTGTATCATATTCTGAATATAATTGTGGTCTAAGATATTGAAAGTTCATGTTGAACTGTTGACCNTACAATGAAGTTGGGTTAGTAGAATATATTCTATTGTATCTATCTATTAATGAATTAGTTTCTAATTCGCCTGTAGCTTGAATTTTGCTACTATCTGTTACTTTTAATTGATCACCTCCTACATTTCGTACTATTACGTCAGTAGAAAATAATCTTTGCAGTCTTGAAAATATGCCTTTATCAGCCATTGTATATAATTATTATTATAAATATTACTTTATTAACCAGCTAATATCTTCTTTACCGTGAGTTGTGTCTACATGGTAAGGATTATCAGCTCCTCGAGAAAAATATGCACCCGAATATGCTGTTCTATTAACTGTCATGTTACTTAATGTTTGTTTCGTTAAATCTATACCCCTTTGTCTGTATTTCAAAGCTGTATCTCGAATATACATGGCTATTCCAAAAGACATTACCAAGTCATCGTTATATCCCGTTTGAGCTTCTGCTCTTCCATTACGCCAAATAAAAGTTTTCATTTCTTCTACTAAACGTTTTGATTGTATTGTAACACCTTTATCACCTATATATTCTTGAAATTTACCTATTACCATAGGCCTAGTTCTAGATGACATAGTAAAACCTGCTACCATTTTTGAATGGTCTTGATATTTGTCAAAGTAGGATTCAGCATTACCCTCTGATTTTTGAGAATAATATAAATTAGGATATGCTCTATCAATAGCTACTTGTATTGTAGCCCACCCAATATTAGCATTTTCTATTACTAACATTGCTTCATTATATTCAGTAGCTACACCTACTAATAGGTGTCCAAATTCTTTAGTACCTATTTGTCCTTTATATTCGGCTACCTGAACATTATTTTCTACATCAATTACATGTAATGCAGAGTAATCTTTTCCATCACCTCGAGCAACATCAGCTACTACCATATAATCTCTTGAATAGTCAGGTGATTCCCAAACCCATAAATTTTTATCTGCCCCACGTCTTTCTAATGGGTCTTTAGTAAAGGTTTTTTCGTAATATTCTATATATTCAGGATAAAATACAATATCACCAGAAGTACTAAAATCACAATCACATTCTTGTGCAGCCATTCTAGGATCACCTAATAAATCATCTTGTTTATCTCTCCAAGCTTGATCACGTTCTGGATGTACATCCCAAGGTAATCTAATGGGTAGAAAAGCATTTTCGTTATTTTCTGCTCTTACCCATGTTTGATGAAACCAATTACCAGTTCCATAAGGGGTTGAAAGGGCGATACACCCCCCACCAGTAGCTAGTGTTTGTTGTGCTGAAGCCCATATTTCACCGATATTATCAATAAAAGCTGCCTCATCAATTAGTAGCAAAGATACTGCTTCGGATCTACCTGCATCTGAACTTGCTGAAGTGGCTTTAATTTGTGATCCGTTTGTAAGTCGTAGGTTAAGTTTATTATTTTCTGCTGCATCTACTTTAAGCCATGAAGGTAAGTTTTCATACATGAATTTTACCTTTGTAACCATGTTTTTAGCAGTTTCCTGCTTTGTAGCGATACATAATATATTTTTGTCTTGTTGGAATAACATTAACCAAAGAGAATAACCTGCAGATAATGTTGATATACCTAATTGTCTAGATTTTAAGATAATCGAATATGGATTATCTCTCATTAATGTTAATACTTTATCTTGGAATGGGTACAAATTAAATTGTATACGACCACGTTGTGGATGCTGTATATAGCAGTACTTACGCATAAAATGTACAGGGTCTTTAGCACATTTAAGGTATTCTTGTCGTATTACTTTTTTTAAATCAGACATTTAGTTTATTAGTACAGCAGCACCTATTGCTATGGCAATACCAGCACTCCCCATTAATTTAGTTCGAAGTTTTTGTTTTTTAAGGTCTTGTTGTAACCTTTTATTTAAATCTTCTTGGGTAGAAAATTGTAGATTTTTTTTATCAATAATAGATTGATAATTTAAAACCTGTGTTTTTAAGTTGGCAACTAATTCACCTTGAGTGTTTAGTTTATCATTAGTTTCTGTAAGAATTATTTGCATGGTCTCCACTTCTTGTGATAGACCATCAAATTGTATTAAATCCTTAATTACTAATTTAGCAACGGGTTTAGTTAATTGAATCTGTGGGCTGTCTGTAACGCTTTGCGAAAAACTGTTCCAGCTCATCATCACCGAAAAGATCAACAGCATTAAGCTGTTCCTTTGTTTTTTTCTTGATAACATAAATTCTGGTGTTTAATTTTTTAATTTTCTTATCTGATTCTTCTAATTTAAATTCTAGTGAGTCAGCCTCTGATTTTAAAGCAGTGTTTCTTTGGTGGAGAGAATCTACTTTATATTCTAATGCTTCTATTTTTGCATTATATTCTTGTGTATAGTCTTCATCTTCTACAAAAAATACCATATATAGTAGTAAAGTAATTGCTACTATTAATATTATATTAAGTATACTAGACTTTGACATTTCTTATTTTATCATATGCTTTTTTAGCCGCTTGGAATTCAGGGGTTAATTTTTTAAGCATCTTTTTAGCTGTTTCCTTATTTTTAGGTGATTCAGATGTTTTAAAAAGTTCAAGATGTGTTTTCATCTGAGCTTCAATGCGTTTAAAATCTTTAATAATTTTATCCTGTTTAGAAGCTTTCTTTTGGGTATCTTGATCACCTGCGGGTGCATCTGCATCCTCATCCTCTTCCATTTTCATTTTAGACATTAAATCGTTGGTTTTTTCCAATTCATCATTATATGCCTTTTGATTTTCAACATCTTCAGAAGATGCTTCTGATAGAACACCAATTATTTGTTCTTTAATATAATCTTTTAATTCAGATTTTTTCATTATAGTAGAGTTTTATTATAAATATGACTAGCTTCCTATAAACTTCAATATTTGTTCTATACGTTCCTCCGTACTACCTTTAATTACTTCAACATTATTTATTCTATGTCCATATCTTTTAATTAAAGTAGTAATAGAAAAATCAATTATATCTCTATAATATTCATCAGTTTCTCTAACACCATTATCTTCAATATCAATACCTTCAGGAGAAATATAAAATATATAATCATATTCTCTTAAAAACTCTACAGCATATTGTTCAAATATTTCCTTATCTTTATAATCAATTGATTTAGCAGAATTGGTAAATGCTATAACATCTAATATAGTTCTATCAGTTATAATATTATCTCTCATTAATTCAGCACATCGCTCAGCTAAAAATACTGTTTGACCTTTTAATGTTGAATCAGTATTTAATGGAATACCTAAATTCATCAAATACTCACTACGTTCAGTAGCAAAATTATAATCCTTAAATTGATCTAATTGCTTTAAAGCATTTACTAATGTAGTTTTACCTACACTCATTGTACCACATAATCCTATTCTCATAACTTAAATATAATTAACTATTTGCTAACAACCAACTACTTGATTGTATTTTTTTACCTAGCCCATCAATTAACTCAATACCTAAACCTTCACAAATTGATCGTTCTGGGATTGTTGTATTGTTTTGATCTCCTCCGTTAGCAAATGCTAATTTTAAACCACCTTCAATTACATATCTAGTATATAACATCTCAAGTGTTTTAATTTGGGTACTATCTTGGTCAATTGATAAATAGGCCATATCTACATTTCGAAGTGCTCTTATAATTTCTAAACGTTCGTTTTCAGTTTGAAATTCTTTACTCCCCTTTAATTTACGTTGCAAATCACTATTAACAATAACAATAAGCATATCTCCTGCTTCCTTTGCCTTTTCAAATAACTCTAAATGACCTAAATGTAATGGATTAAAATAACCACTTACTACAACTGCTTTTTTCATTTAATTTCTATAATCTGTTAATTGTGACTTCATAGATTGGTTTTTATAATATGGTACACCTTCTCTTTGTCTACGAGTTTCACTCCAAGTATCTTTATCCATTTGTACACCATATAGATAATATTCGGCTTTACGTTTATTACCTTCAGGGATTAATGCTGGACCTTCCCAGTTATGTAATTTACCATCCCATGAGTAAGCAATAGTACCATCGGGCTTAGATAATTTTTTAGATTTTGGAAATGGGTTTGGTTTTTTTTCTGACATGTTTCTCTGTTTTATTGGTAAATATACGAAGGTATTATTTGGTATCCAAAAGAGCTTCGCTAACATATATTCCTTGTGCACCACTTACCGTTATTCCCCTAGCGGATAAAGCGTCTCCTACAAAGTGGACATTGGGAAACTTGGTCAGGGCTAAATCGGAATAATCGACAAGTGGCTCAGGTGATAAGTACTTAACTTCAGGTATATAAATACCCCAGTCGTTTTGTAATGTTGGGAATACCTTTTTCATATCAGATATAAAATCATCTATATACTGGAAGTATCCATCAAATTGTTCTCTTACTGTATCTAATTCTTGGTTGTTGATTTGTATAGCGGATACATCTACACCTTCAGATGTAGTTGATGGTCTGCGAGATGGGCTATAATATAAACCAGTACCTTCTTTATTTACAGATTGTACTACATTTCTTGACCAATCAAATGGTTTTTCGATACCATTAATTTCCATTAATATACCAAAATTGGTCATATCGTTTCTAAATGCCTCGTCTTTTTTAGCGTGACCATTGTAACTATGATCCCCATACGTTTGCTCTACTGCTACATAAGCAGCATTGTTGTTTGTACAGAACGAGCGTAATGATACACCTTTATCTTCAAATTTTCTATACAATTTAAAATCGTAAGATACATCGATTAGTTTTTGGAAGTGTTTTTGTGGTGCTTCAAATCGAACACCAATTTGTACTGATTTTGGTTCAGTAGGTAACTTGTATTTTTCAGCTAATTGTTTACCAAAGTCAATACCTGATTTACCTACACCAAATATAAGTTCATCATATTTAACATTAATTTCTTCTCCACCATCTAATAGTGAAGCACGAATAATACTTGTATCAAAATCAATATCTGATACTTTAGTTTCCCATATAAATTCTACACCATTTTCCGTTAGAAAATCGAACCAATTTTTACCTATTTCATGTAGATAATCTGTACCAACGTGCCATACAGGGAATAAACGTAAACCGAAGTATGGTTTAATAAAATCGGGTTCAGCGATTGGGTTTGAGCATTGTACTTCTTCAGGTTTAGGGTGAAAACGTTTAAAGTTTTCTATTACCTGATCCATAAGTTCCATTGCCTTATCGTCACCTGTATATTTAGTTAATTGACCACCAATTGCTGTATGGTAAGTTAATTTACCATCAGACCAACCACCTGCTCCTAAGAACCCGGTCATTACATCTTCGTATGGTCTTTCATATGGGTTTTTACCCATATCAATGATGGTAATTTGACCATCAAAATCGTTGTCAATTAATTTAGTAGCGGCATTTACACCTGCTACACCTGCACCTACAATTACTATACTTTTGGACATTTACTAATTATTTTTAACACGTTAATATATGAACTAAAAGTGGCGTCTCCAAAGGAGACGCCACAGATGTCTGTTTTTTTATTAATTTCGACTGGCTATGAATCAGTCTATAAGTATTTTTATTTTTAAATCAGTTTCACCTTTTATTACTCGGTGAACTTGATGTCGTGGTATAAATATACTATCTCCTTCTTTAAGTAACAAAGGTAATTCGTTATCTCGTTGAAATTGCCAACCTTTACCTTCTAGTATCTCAATTGTTCTATCTTCTAGATCAGTATGCCATATAAGATCCATTGGATCTACATCCTTAGAGAATGTTCTGGTGTTATTTGTATGTGTATAGGGGTTATTCAATATGAATATAATTACAACTTCTACATTTCCAATATTCTCCGTTGGAGGAAATAATATGAGACATTGTCCCACTACATCTAGAACAATATTTTACCAAAATGTATTTTTATTATTACCTAAACCAAGTGCCTTAGCATAACGAGGTAATCTACAAGACCAATATCCTGGTTTTGTTCTATCGTTTTTAGTACTACATCTGTGTCGTTTAGCAAATGCATTACGTGCTTTAGGATTGTTAATTTTTGCTCTTAATCCACCTGAACCAAATGATACTTTCTTTATCTTTTTAGTTTTAGGGTCTCTTACGTAAACGTAATATGCTTTAGAACCACCGCGTTTTGGTTTTCCAATTGGTGGATCTTTTTTAGTTGATGTTTTCTTTTTGGCTTCGTTTAAGTAATCCATATAAGTTGTGCCATCATCAAACTTAAGATTAGCCATTAAGTCTATATAAGATACTTTTTTACCATTTTCAAACTCAACTTGCC